GCTTGCGGTCGGCGGCGAGCTGCACGATCTCGTCGCAGGTGGCCTCGACCAGCTCCTCCCGGTCGGTGACCTTGGCGAGCTCGCTGACCACGTAGTCGTCGCCCGAGGTGCGCACGTCGCTGGCGTCCACGCGGGTGGCGGTGGGGGCCGGCAGCAGTGGCGTGAGGAACTGCAGGTCCAGCAGCTCGCGCATCGTCACCCGGGTGGCGACGTGCGTGAACAGCGCCTCGTCGCCTGCGGTCAGCCAGACCCCGTTGCCGCGGAAGGGCGTGCCCGTCCAGCCGATGGTGCGGGCGTGCGGGCAGGGGCGCGCCAGGTCGTTGAGGAACTGCCGCCACATCCCCGTCTCCTTGGGGTTGATGAGGTGGCACTCGTCGGCCAGCACGATGTCGATGCGACCGAGGTTGTAGGCCTGCTTGTAGATGCTGCCGATGGTGGCGTAGGTGATCTGCCGGCCGAGCTGCTTGCGCCCGGCTGCGGCGCTGTAGATGCCCACGTCGGCCTGGGGCCAGATGGCGACGATCTTCTCGACGTTCTGCTCGAGCAGCTCACGCTGATGCACGAGCACCAGGATACGGGTGCCCGGGTACTCGGTATCGGCGCGCTGCGCGAGGGCCGCGATCATCAGGCTCTTGCCGGCGCCCACCGCAGCCTCCACGATGGGGTTGCCGTCAGTGTGGCGGACGAACCAGGACCAGAGCTCGTCGAGGGTGCGGGATTGGTAGTCGCGTAGCTTCACTTCGATTTCCCAATCTCAGCCGCAGCCCTGACGATGGCGCGGCGGGTGGCGGCGTAGGGGTCGGAGCCGTGGTCTTCGCGGACATGGCCCGTTGGTGGCCCCCACAGCACTGATGTGCTGCCGACTTGGTATTCAACACTCACGGCAAGCCCCAACTTCACCGCCATCCGCAGCGCATCGCCGTCGTCGGTGAGGGGGTTCCAAGGGCGCTCTCCCCCACGCGCTGGGAGTACCCACGGGTACGCATGGCCCTCGGCCTTCGCAGCGGCCTCAAGTAGTTCGCGGTCGGTCACGCCACCACCTCCGCAGTCGTGATCCCCTGCTGGTGCAGAGCGCCCTTCATGCGGCAGGCCTCGGCGGCCATGGACTTGTGCTCGAGGCGGTGCAGTTCCACCGACGTGAGCGCGGCCTGGCCGTTGCCATTGGCGAACGTCTGGCCGTCCTGGTCGCGGTACAGCACGTCGCCGTTCAGCACGTCCGTCTGCTGGCCAACCTTCTCCAGCAGGATCGGGATGTAGCGGTGCCGCTCGCAGCCGGTGCGCTGCTCGTTGAACTCCAGATCCTGCTCGTGCTCGGCGCACGTCCAGCGGGCCTGGCCATTGACCTCTGGCGTGGAATGCGCGCACGTCCTGCAGTTCACCTCGGGCAGCTCGGTGCCGTGGCAGATCTGCGAGAAGTGGCACATCTTGCACTCGTACCAGGACGGGTCGTTGCTGACCCGCAGCGGCGGCTCGGCGGCCCGGATCACCCGCTCGGCCTTGGCGCGCAGGCGGGCGAACTCCACCGCGTCGAACTCTAGGCGCTCCACGTACAGGTCGTCGGTGTTCTTGCACACCGCCACGTAAAGGGCCCGCTCCATGCCGGTCAGGCCCATGTAAGTCTGCATCTGCGCCCAGTGCTGGGGCTTGGCGGCCTGGACCCGGCGCTTGACCAGATCGTCGAAGCTCTTCTGGTTGTGGGTCTTCATCTCGACCACATGCCAGGTCTTGGGCGCCTCGGGCACGCCCACTGCGGCGGCGTCCATGCTGCCGCTGAAGTGGTCACCAAGGTCGGCCACGCGCCACTGGGCGCCGTCGGGCGCGGTGGCGTGGACCTCCACCCCGATGGAGCGCAGGTCGCGCACGATGCGCGGCTCCTCAAGTTGCCCCGTCTGGAACAGGCGCAGCATGCGGCCCGAGAACCGCTCCTTCTTGGCCCAGTGAAAGGTCAGCCACAGGCGGCGCTCGCAGTTGTGGCCGATGATGCTGGCGCCCAGGTGCGGGCGGTGGCCGTCGTCTGCTGCAGCCTCGTAGGCGGCGAAGATCTTGGCGACGGTGCTGTTCAGGGGTTCTGGAATCGCAGCCATCACAGAACCTTCGCAACTGCGTGCTCGACGCTGCGGATGCGGTCCTGCACGGTGCCGCACAGGTTCAGCGCGTCGTTGACCTGCGCCTGGGTGAGGTGCAGCGCCCTGCCGTAGTCGGCGGCCGATCGGCCCATCAGGTCGCAGACCACGCCCATCACCTGATCGGCGTGCTCGTCGGGCATGTGGCGGGCGGTGGCCAGCAGCTTGATCACGCCCGAGTTGCGGTTGACGAACACCAGAAAGTCGGCGAACGAGTCGCCGTGGATGGAGCGGGCGTTCTCGACGATCTCCTCGATGGACTCGGCAGTCTGGGTGAGGATGTGCTTGGACTTGTTGGTCAGCATGGTGCAGGGCTCCTGCGGTGGTTGTACGGGCCAGCGTCCGGGGCAGGGCGCTCGCCGGTACAGGGGGCGTTTGCCCCCTGCAGGTCAGTCGGTCTCTGCCTCTCCGGCGCGCTGGATCACCACGCCGGCGCGCACTGCGGCCACCAGGTCGTGCTGGCTGGCGAGCTCTGCGGTGTGCGAGGTGCGGGCGATGTGGTTCACCGCAGAAGCGCGGTTGTTGGACTCGACCAGGAACGTGGCGCCGTCGTCGCGGGTCACGCGGTAGATCTTGGTCTTCATGCCTCACCCCCTTCGGACTCGGTCACGGTCACGCTGACCGGCTGGGTCAGCACCGCGTTCACGCTGGCGCGCAGCACGTCGATGTGCGGGGCGGCCTGCTCGTAGGGGAACTTGCTCAGGGCGGTGATGCAGGCATCGACCGTCGCCATGGGCAGATTGATGGTCACTTCGGAATTCACAGGGGTCTCCTGTAGTTGAGGGAAAGAAGAGGGCGGCGCAGGGCCGCCCAGCGGGGCTCAGGCTGCGCGCTTGGCCCAGGGAGGGGCGGAGGTGCCAGCAGCGGCTGCCGGCGCGTTGGCGGGCGCCTGCGGGGCGCGGGCGGCCATGCCGGCGGCCATCGCCTGGCCGTGGACTGGGCTGCCACCGGCAGGCTTGAAGCCGGCCACCTCGTTCTGCGGCTCGTACTGGCCGGTCTTGTCCTCGCGGATCTTGACCTTCACGCCGAACGGCTGGTTGTGGAGCTGCACCGTGTCGGTCATGCGACCCAGGCCGATGGCCTCGCAGAGCTCGCGCAGTTGCTGCTGGCTGATGCGCTCCGCATCCGCGTTGGTGTGCTGCACGTTCAGGCGCGCCCAGACCTTGCGGCCGCGGTAGCCGTCGGAGAGGATCTCCACGGTCAGCTTGAGCGACTGGCCGTTGCCCGACTTCAGCGGGACGATCTCGCTCTCGGTGACCTGACCCACGTACCAGCCCGCGGGCAGGAGCTCGTAGTTGTTTTCGCGCTTCTCAACGCTGCTGGTGTCGAAGTTGAATTGAGCCATGATGGCTGTCCTTTCATTGGCAATGTGATATGCGGCGTGATTGAAAGCCCACGCGGCTTAGGCTTTGATCTTGGCTGCGATGGCCGACAGGTCGGCGGGCTCGAACATGTCGAGGCTGCCGGAGCGGTCCTTGGCCTCGTAGTTGTAGTCGCGGTTGGTCTGCAGCCAGCGGGTCGGGTTGCCATCGGCGTCCTTCTCCACGCGCAGGGCGAACACCTCGTCGAAGAAGTACCCCACGCCCTGCTTGAGCATGTTGCCGGGCATGCTGGGGAAGTACAGCATCGCGCCGCTTTGCTCGTCCTTGGTGCGCTCCTGCTTGCAGGCGAAGTACACGTTGCGCCCTGGCAGGTCGCGGAAGGCGCGCAGGATGTCGGTCATCTTCTCGGCCAGGGCGCCGTAGGCCTGGCGCGGATCCTTGGCGGTCTTCTTCTCGTGGTTCAGCACCACCTCGGCGATCTCCGAGATGGAGTCCAGGCAGACCCACTGGAAGGCCTTGCCTTCGTCGGTCTCGGTCACGAACTGGTAGGCCTCGTAGAGCTGGTCCAGGGTCTTGACCTCGAGCACCGGGATGTCGAAGGCGCGCAGCGACAACAGGCCCGACTCGGCGCTGATGATCAGCGTGCTGCCGCCGGTGGTGCCGCACAGGCTGGTCTTGCCTGCGCCGGCGGGGCCGTGGACCAGGATCTTGATGCCGTCGAGTGCGGCATCGCGGGTGGACTTGAGTGTGATTGCCATTGGTCGTCTCCAGTTGGCGGTTTAGGATTCCTTGACGAACACGCCCTCGGGGGACATCGTCCCGCGGCGGTCCTTGATCTCGTCGTAGGCGTAGGCCAGGGCCTGCGTCAGGTCGATGCCAGACAGGTCGGCCGCCAGGATCAGCGTCACCAGCACGTCGCCGAACCCGTCTTCGATGGCCGGCTTGTTGCCGCGCACCACCGCGCCGACCAGCTCGCCGAGCTCTTCGACGGTCTTCAGGAGCTGCGCCTGGGGCGTGCTGTTGGGGATGATCTTGCGGGCCTCGGCCCAGCGGATGACCTGCATCTGCAAGTCTTGGAAGGTTGCAGCGGACATCAGATGGCCTCGATGGTGATGCTCGGCGTGGCCGGCTTGGTGGTGATGTAGGCGGCGGCGGCCTGAGCGTCGGCGCCTTCGAGCTTGCGCAGCGCGGAGACCGAGACGTCGGCCTTCCACTTGAACGCTGCGCTGGCAGCGGGGCTGAGCTTGCTCCAGTCGGCCTGGAGCTTGTCGGTGTCGACCTTGCGGTCCAACTTGTAGGTGATGGACACCTTGAAGCCGTTCTCCTTGGCGGAGACGGTGCCCTCGAGCATGTCTTGCTCTTTGAGCAGGATGGCGAGCTCGGCGTCGACCTCGCGGCGGGCTGCGACTGCAGCATCCTCGGCGCGCTTGGCGGCGATGCGGGCGGCGATCAGTTCGGTGAGAGTCATGGGCTTCATGGTCTTGCTTCCTTCGTTGTGCTGCATTTGCAGCGGTTGAGAACTTGTGCGATCAGTATAGCCATTGTGATGCTGTAGTCAACAGCATTGTGATTT